TTAGCGTGACTTCGCCTGCTGACGCTTCACATGGGCGAGGATCGACTCTTCGCTCAAGCCGTCACGATTGACGAGCACGGTGTCGAACACCTTTGCGGTTTTGGATACGGCGGCGGATTCTTCGGAATAGGCCGCTGCATATTTGGAAGACGGCGTGGGCACACGCAGATAATTGCCGCCTGGAGCCGCTGGTTCCCTCAGGAAGTTACCTTCGGGGCGCTCCGCCAGGATCGGGCCGATTTCCGGCAGGATCGCGAATTGTTCGAATGCCGGCTGTACACCGTTGACGAGTGGCATGGCCTGAAGCGCCGCATTCTTCTTGGAACCGACGAGCGCGGTCTGAGCCGAGCCGGCATAATTGGGGTTCGATGTCGGCGCCGGCACGAAATTCGGCGAGGCCGAAGCAACCATCACGCCGGTCGCGATCTGCCCTTCAGGCGCCACGCCCGGCGAGCGCGATCCCTTCGGAATATAGGAAGCCATCAGGTAAGGCATGTCGTGGCCGTCGAGCGGCGCACGGCCCGCATATTGAACCCGTACATTTGCTGTCCCCGTCGCCTTCATGTCCAGAAGATCTGCCGTCTTGCTGGAAACGTCGATCAGACGGCCCTCGTGGAACGGACCGCGGTCGTTGACACGGACGAGCACCGACGCGCCATTATCCATATTGGTGATGCGCGCGTAGCTCGGCAGCGGAAATGTCGGATGTGCGGCAGAAAGATGTTCCTTGTCGTAAACCTCGCCATTGGCCGTGAGGCGTCCATGGAAGGCGGAGCCATACCAGGAAGCAAGGCCAACCTTGTTGTAGCCCGGCTCTTCTTTCGGGAAGTAACGGCGGCCCTTGACGGTGTAGGCGTTACCCAGCAGCTCGCGTCCGCCACCCTTCGGGATGTTCTTTCCATCGGCAACGCGCGGGCTGGCCTTCACGCCATATTCGGATTCGGAGAAATATTCCTTGCTGCGCTTGGGCTTAGGCTTTGTCTCGGAGGTGGTGGAACACGACGCCGTTGCAGCGCAAAGCACGGAAATTGCAAGCCACTTCACGCCCGACCTAGCGCTGATGCCTGTTTTCTTGACCGTAGAATTCAAATCGTCTGCCCCACGCTGCTATTGGCTCGGAGAACCGCACCCTCACTTGCCTCGATATTGCCCCTGCCATCGAAGCACCTAACAGTCGCTTAATCTTGTGCATAACGTGGCGAAAATGCGAACGACTTTTGCAAATTCGATAAAATTGTAACGAACGTGGTTAATGATTTCTATTTTTTCGGCATGCCCCTCCACGGCGGAATCCGCCCGCCGTCAGTCCTCCCCTCGCAGCCTCGCAAGGAACAAAGCAGCGGTAACCGCGTTTTCTCCGCGCAAACAAACGAGCTTCCGCCGGTTTCGGCTGAGGGAGGAAACATGATAAATTTTATGAAAACCACAGGTCTGGCGATTGGCATCGCCCTGGTATCCTTCGCCGCACCTATGCCTGCCGGTGCCCAGGATATGGAGCTCAGAATCGGCCCGGATGGCGTCCGTCCCGTCATCCGCGACCGTGATCGGGACATGGACCGCCGGGGTCCTCCACGCATGCGTGGCTGCAGCGAACGCGAAGCCCGCGCCGCGGCCCGTGAAGCAGGCCTTCGTGATCCCGAAGTCGTGCGCGTCACGCCGGGCCGCGTTGTTGTCGAAGGCTTCACGCGCCGGGGACCGGACCGGATCACCTTCGCAAATGAACGAGGCTGTCCGGAAATCTGATCCACTACCGCTGCCTGGAACCCGCCGAAAGGCGGGTTTCTTATTCGTACGGAATGTACGCGATGCCCAAACGCTGCGGGAACACGCCTCGTCGCGACATTGTAGGAATGATGTTGCGCTTGATGGCAGATGGGGTGTCTGTCACGTTTAGACCCCTACCGCATTGAAATTGGCTTAGAAATTTTTCGGTGATTTTGAAATGTACCCGGTATTATACCCGGGAATAAAATTCAGTTTCTATGATGCCTTTTTCAGCCGACCAACTGTTTGGCGGGTGTCTTGCCACTGCTTTATGTCCGCTACCGTCCACCGAACGCATCTTTCGCCCAACTGGCGTGGTCTCGGGAAGTCGCCATCGTCCATCCAGCGGTACAGCGTTGATGAACCCACCTTCACCATTGCCAGGACTTCTTTGAGGGACAGGTAGGCGTCGAGAGAGACAAGATTTTCATTGGGTGAGACAGACATAGCGGGCTCCAAACATACAAAACGTGACGGCGAGCTGCCTCGCCGCGTTGGAACTATCCGCAGGAACAATATGGGAACATATGGGGCGCTATGTCAACCCATGGGAACTAAGCTTGGAGAAAAATGAGCCACACGACGAGTATCACCGTCGCGACGGCCACTACCCTGCCCTGCGGCTTCGCCGCCTCCCTTATGTGCCTTGCTCTAGGTCTCGTCATGCCGGCGTCTCCCGATCTCCGCGTGACGGAGGCGAAATGCCTTCAGGATAATCTCGACGATGATAACACCGCCAATACCGGTGATGAAACCGCCCACACTTGCCGACTGTTCTTCCGCAATGCTCATCGCCCCGAAGATGAAGTGAAAGAACTTCATGCCAACCGGGCTGAGAAAGTAGGCGGCAGCGGCACCGACCAAGAACTTTCGAGCGCTGGGAGCCCAGCCGGTCCATTCCATCGCGACAGAAACGGCCGAGCCCGCAATACCTGCGAGCGCGATCTTACCTTCTGCCGAACCCCACCAGTCCCAAAAAGACATCAGCCTTCTTTCTTCACAGCACGAATGACCGTGTTGCCGCCCATGTAGAGGCCAGTATAGATCGTGAAAATGCCAAGGAAGGTGGCGAGGTCGAGCCCGACTTCAATCTGGATGCCGGTACCGGTTGCCCAAAGCAGCGCGTTGAGCAACGGCCGGACGATGACGAACCATGCGATGCAGACCAGCATGAGCCACATGCCTGCGGGCCGCCAAAGCCAGCCGAACGACGTATCTTTGTTCATCTCGGCCAGCATGAGGCGGTTCGCCTCTTTCTGCTGTTCAACTTCGGCAAGGATCAAGGCCGGGGCGATGGGTTCGACCTGGCTTACCGCCTCGTCCAGCGTGGACTGCGGCACCGTCGGTAGCTCGTCCACCGTTACGCCAGCCTGTTTTGCAATCGCGTCGATGACTGTGCCGCCGATTTCGCCCGCGACGCCGCCTACCTGCTTCTCGAGGATGGTTTTGACCGTGGTCGCGCCGACGCGCAGCGCAGCTCCGATAAGGACAGACGCGAGAGCGCTCATGCTGCCACCTCGTTATAGGCCTCAACGCGGGCATCAGCGGCACGCTTCTTGGCGATGAAGATAACGGTGGCAACGGCACCGGCCGCCACAATGGCGACGAGGATCCAGACGGTTGTTGCGTCCGTCACGGTGGAAGGCTCGACAACGGGCGCGGCGGCTGGCGCTGACGCCGCGGTGGCGCTTGTGGTGGCCGCTTTCTTTGCCGAGCTGGCCTGCTGGGCCGATTTGGCCGCTTCTGTCTTGATCTTCCCGCTGACCTGCGAAGGGGAAAGCCCCATCGCTGCGAGCGCCATGGCAACGCCACGCGCTTCGATATCAGCGACACGACGCCCCCAGCCATTGCCGAACGTTTTCCAGATCGCGAGTGACTGCATGAAGGAAAGGCGAGCGCGGCAGATTTTCTTGACCGTCTCGCTGTGATCGTTGCTTCCGGCGGAAGCCAGCAGCCATTTCCGGCCGCGGGAGACGCCAGAGTTTACCGACCCGTCGTGTACAGCAAGGTCAACACCGGGGAATAGCTTGTCAGCTCCGCAGGCAAGCCAGAATTCGCTGCGGTAGAACGCGAGGGCCTGCGCCTTGGTGACGTTGCGCACCGGCGTCCGCTTGACCTTTAGCTTATCTTGATACTCGTGCCAGCGGGTTTCGGTGATGCCGTACATCGTCTTGCCGCCCGGATCGGCTGGATGGTCACTCCATCCACCTTCCCACTTAGCCGTGATGGCGTGGCAAATCTCGAATCGGTCAGTCATGGGTGCGCTCCAAAATCAGGGGCCGCACTCATGCGCTAGCGATGGGATTCAATATCATGCGGGAGTTATTGCAACAATCCGCCAAATCCAGTATTTAGAGAGCAGATGCGCATGAGTGCTGTTTGATCCTGAACCGGAGACATCACTCATGACCAAGACTGTGGTTGCCTTTGGCGATCCGAAAGCGCAGAAAAAGTGGTCTGGCGCGCTCTTCATCGACATCACGAAAAAAAGCTATTTCGACAAGAAGTTCATCGGCACTTCTGACGAATATGCGATCCAGCGCCTGACCGATCTCGAGTCGGAAGCAGGTGACACGATCACCTTTGATTTGTCGGTGCAGCTCCGCAACCGCCCGACCTATGGCGACCAGCGCCTCGAGGGCAAGGAGGAAAGCCTTCGCTTCTTCTCTGACCAGATCAAAATCGACCAGATGCGTCACGGCGTTTCCGCCGGCGGCAAGATGAGCCGCAAGCGCACCGCGCACAACATGCGCCAGGTCGGCAAGAACCGCCTCTCCGACTATTGGGCGAAGTTCAACGACCAGATGATCTTCATCTACATGTCCGGCGCACGTGGCATCAATGAAGACTTCATCGAAACGACGGCATGGGCTGGCCACGCCGAGAACCCGATCGAAGCGCCCGACGCGGATCACATCCTCTACGGTGGCGATGCGACGTCGAAAGCGACTATCGACACGGCGGACATCATGTCCCGTTCGGTAATCGAGCGCGCGCAGACCAAGGCCCGCATGATGTCGGCCAAGGACCCCAAGAACGCCAACATGATGCCGATCATGATCAATGGCGAAGCGCACTACGTCTGCGTCATGAACCCGTTCCAGGAGCACGACCTGCGCAACAAGGATCAGGGCGGCTGGCTCGAAATCCAGAAGGCGGCAGCGACCGCCGAAGGCCGCAATAACCCGATCTTCAAGGGTGGCCTCGGCATGATCAACAACACGGTCCTGCACAGCCACGAATGGGCGATACGTTTTGCCGACTATGGCGCCGGGGCCGATGTTGCCGCGGGTCGTGCCCTGTTCATGGGACGTCAAGGTGGCGTGATCGCTTTCGGTTCTGCGGGCGGCTTCCGCTACACTTGGACCGAAGAAACCAAGGACCATGGCAATGAGCCCGTGGTTGCCTCTGGCGTGATCGCCGGCGTCAAGAAGACGCGCTTCAACAACCGCGACTATGGCGTGATCTCGATCGACACCGCGTCGAAAGACCCCAACGCCTGATGACCTGCCCGGGGCTCGCCCCGGGCTTTTCCAGCTTCGCCACTGCGGCCCGAACTTCAAAGGAACACGCTCATGTCGCTCATTCTGAGCAAATATGCCAAAGGGACCGAACCCCTTTCCTACCCGTCCACGGCTGGCGAAGCTGTTGCCATCCGCTTCTCGCATCAGCTCGCCTCCGCGCCCGCCGCTGGCGATATCCTCGAGCTGGGCTGCATTCCGTCGAATTGCCGCGTCGCCGACATCGTCCTCGACATTGACGATCTCGATACCAACGGTGCGCCGACTGTCGCTGTTGACGTCGGTATCATGAGCGGCGATTTCGGCAAGGAAGATAACGCCCGCACCTGCGGCGCTGAATTCTTCTCCGGCTCCAATCTGGCGCAGGCGGGCGGCGTGGCCCGACCGACACTCAAGACCGCATACCGCACCACCGCATCGAATGTGGATCGCGGTATCGGCGTGAAATTCACTACGGCGGCGGCCACCTTCCAAGCCGGTGCGATCGGTCTGACCGTCACCCTCACCAGCGAGTAAGCCCCTCAAGGCTGGATGTGACAAGGGGCTGCCAAGCCCCTTTTTCTTTCAAGGAGTGGAATATGAAGACTGTCATCGAATGCATGCTGGGCGCTACAGAACAGACGGTGGGTGGCATCACCTATAGCTTCGACCGCGACGCGCATGGCCGTTTCGTCAACGAGGTGAACAGCGTTCTGCATCGCTCGATCTTCCTCAACGTCCAGCACTACCGCGAGGTCCCTCTTGATCCGCCCCCGCCTGAGGACGAGCAGGAAATTCCCGCGTTCCTCTCCGGACAGGGCGGCAGCGGCGAAGGTGAAGGCACCGGCGAAGGTGAAGGTGAGGGTTCCAACGCTGGAGGCGAAGCCAATGCCGTCAATGGCGGCGAGCAGCCCAACGGCGAAGAAAACCCATCCACTCCGGCAGATGCAGATCAAGGAAATGCTGAGACGAACCAGCAACCCGAGCAGGCACCGGTAGCCACCGCCGCCCAAAAGGCCACCAGCAAGAGCAAGTAAGCCATGCCGAAGGCAAGTGAAGTGATGAAGCGCGCCAGCGTCCTCTTGTTGGACGAAGACAATGTTCGCTGGCCGCTTAGCGAGCTTGCCGACTGCATCAACGATGCGGTGAAGGCCATCATCCTTGCCAAGCCCTCGGCGTCGGCAAAAACTGCTCAGTTCCCGCTCGAGCAGGGCACATATCAGAAGATCCCCGAAACGCTCGACAACGTCACCCCGCTCCAGCTCCTCGGCGTCAATCACAACATCATCGATACGGTGAAAAACATCGGCGGTCGCGCGATCCGCACCGCATCGCGCTCGATGCTCGATTCACACGAGCCAAACTGGCGCAACCCTGCCTATGCGCCCTTCGCCAAGGAAGTGCGCCAGGTCGCGTTCGACGAAAACGTGCCGCTCGAGTTTGAGTGCTATCCGGGCAACAACGGCAGCGGCGTTGTGCAGATAGCAATTTCCTATCTTCCAGCCAAGGTCACGCCCCTCCCGAACAAGGACGTCGAAAAACTCGAAGCGTGGGACGTCGATATTGGGCTTCCGGAGCCCTACACGGTCCCGCTGATCGACTATGCGCTGTTCAAGGCCTTCTCCAAGGATGACATCGCTGGCGACCCGACCAAAGCCATGACGCATTACCAGACCTTCGCCACCGCCCTTGGCATCAAGGTGCAGGGCGAGGCCGCGTCCAACCCGAACAGGAGGCGGTGATGCGTGACATAGACGATATGCTGCCGTACCTCCTGCCCTACGTTCCGAACTGCGCCGATCTGACCGCGTACCGCTGCATCCGCGAGGCAGCGCGGGACGTGTGCGAGAAGGCCGATATCTGGCGCGAGAAAGACACGATCGAAATCACCGATATCGATGGCGAGTGCCTGAGCACGTTCGGCGACGCCGAGATTAAGAAGATTCAGGCGGCCAAGCTCAACGGCGTCCCCCTCACCCCGTACTCAGCGGCATGGCTCGACGAAAACCACCCGGGCTGGGACGGCGATAATCAGAACGAAGCGCCGGCGCGGTTTATAACGCAGATCACGCCTGGCAAAATCATGGTCGCGCCCCGCGCCACCGGCACCCTTTCCGTTCGCCTCGTCCTGAAACCGTCGCTGCGCGCCATGACGCTCCCCGATTTCATGCTCGAGAAGTATGCGACGGAAATAGGCAAGGGTGCCGCCGGGTTGGCGCTGATGCTGCCGAACGACGACGCCGGGCCGAATCCTGCCATGGCTACTGCCCTCCTCACCGAATTTAACCAGTTCCTCGACCGGTTGGCACCATGTTTGCCGCACCCGATGGCACGATCCATCTGCGCACCGCCGATCATATCGGCCAGCCCACTTCGCAGGCGGTGGCCTTCCCGAACGAAACGGCCAAGGAGCGCGTTTCCGGCATGATCCGTGTCCGAGACGCCTTTGCCAAGCTGCGGCGCGCTCAGATCAGTGAAACGGCAACCGATCAGCAGATTGAAAACCTGCGAAATCGGTTGAACAATCTCTACGATGCCTTCGTAAAGTCTCACGGTCCTATCAATTCCGACGCAAACAAGCGCCTTTTCCGCGACGATCCGACGTGGCCACAGATCAGCGCGCTCGAGCAGTCGTTCGATAAGGGCCTCAGTGCAGCGATGGCGAAGAAAACGGGCGAGAAGGCCCGCGCGGCGACGGCTGAGAAGGCAGCCATCTTCACCCGTCGCACCCAGCAGCCGTATCGCCGCCCCACCAGCGCCAGCAGTGCCAAGGACGCGCTCGCCACGGTTCTGAACGATTATGGCCGCATCAACCTCGAGGCCATGTCGCAGCTCTACGGCAAGCCGGTGGATGCGATCGTCGATGAGCTGGGCCCGTTGGTGTTCAAGACGCCGACCGGGGGATATGAGACTGCCGACCAGTATCTCTCCGGAAACGTGAAGCAGAAGCTCGCCGAGGCAGAGCGTGCCGCAGAACAGGATCCGGAATATCGGCGCAACGTCAACGCGCTGCGCGACGTCATCCCCGCGGATATCGAAGCGATCGACATCGATGTGAAGCCAGGTGCGCCATGGCTGCCAGCAAACCACGTCGAGGACTTTGTCAGCCACATCGGGCAGGGCGCGGTAAAGCCACGGGCGTTCTATTCCGCTGCCAATGCGAAATGGGCCATCACCGTTCCGCAGGTCACGCCGGCGGCGCAGGTGCAGTGGGGAACCGACAGGGCAGGCGTGGACACCGTGTTGAGTGCCGCGCTTAACGGCCAGACCATTACCATCCATGACCGCACCACCGATGGTAAATCTGTGGTCAATCAGCCCGCCACCGATGCGGCAAATGAGAAGGTCGAGCGCGTATGGGAGGCGGCTCCAAATGACTGACCGCATCCCCTGCATCAACCCCAACTGCCGCTGCACCGCGGCGCAGGACCGGTTCCCCGGGTCCACCTCGATCATCTGCGGCAAATGCTGGCGGGCGATACCTGCACGCTATCGCGCGCGCTGGAAGCAACTAAAGGCACGGGATCGAAAGTTCACCCGGCTGAGGCGCAAGACGCAATACGCCGATCCAACTCGCGATACCCAATGGTGGAGCATTTCAAACCGGTACGGCAGCGCTTGGCGCACCCTAATCAATTCCATCACCCATTATTTCACCGCCTCCGAGCAGCCGGTCGGCCTCGAGGACTTTATGAAGGAGAACGGCCTTGGCTGATACCGAGTGGAATTTTGATAAGATCTTGCTCAACCTGGGCGACGCGCTCGCCGAGCTGACCAAGTTGCAACGGGAACAGTACGTTCCCGGCCAGTGGCAGTGCGACGGCTGCGGCTTCACGCTTTACCAGCGTACGCTCAACGCGTCCGACGGCACCGTCTCCGCCCGCGATACCCAGCCAGAGCCCTGCCAGAACTGCAAGACCGCGCTGCGCCGCGTGACGTGGCAGGAACGCGCATACCAAGCGGAGGACATGCTGGCCGATGCCTATGCCGAGCGCAACAAAGCAATAGCGAGCCAGACGCCGGCGGTGAACAACTTCGTCGCCAAGGCCGCCCAACTGGCGACAGACTTGGGATGGCAGGCCGGAGAACCAGCCAGTGAACTGGCGGGACAAATCATTTCGGTGCTGGCCGCGCATCCGGAGCATACAGAGCGATTCCTCGAGGAGCGCGGCGAGCTTTTCCTTGACGGCACGTTGGCGCACGAAAACGGCTCCCTCACCTACCGCAGCCAAGGCGGAGACATCCTTCACCCAAGCATGCTACGTGCTCTGTTGGGCAACTTGCAATGAGCGAAACCGGCACACACCAAGATCTAGAATTTCCCAACATCGCAATATATGGTTGAAGAATCGGAAGAGACTATGGGGAAGAAATTGAATCCTGTTATTCGCGCACAACTCCGGGAATTTGCGAAGCATAACTCCCTAACCGAAAACTCATCGGAAGACATATTCGAAACATATAGCATATTTGCGACGCTCACCGGCCTGCTGGGCGAGAACGTCAACGCTTTCGACGTGCACCTTAAGGGCAGCGAATTTGGCCTCGACGGCGTCGCTATTCTCATACAGGGCGAAGCGGTTTTTAATAGAACCGAAGCGGAAGAAAAACTTGCCGCAATAAATAGCCCGTCTATTGAATTTATTTTTTTTCAATCAAAATCAAGCACAAGTTTCGACTACGGCGACATCTCAAAGTTCTTCGACGCCATCACCGGTTTTTTCGACAACAGCCTATCGGGTGAAAGCGAAGCCATTGACGACTTGATCGAGGCGAGTGAAGCCATCTACGAAAAAGGTGTGGGAAAACGAAACCCCAAACTCAGCTGCTACTACGTCACTACTGGGAATTATGAACGCCCTGCGAAAATAGAAAGATTGAGAAGTAACTTCCGCACAGACTTGGAAGAGATGAATATCTTTGACACCAAGTCACTAACAGTTGAAATGGTTGGTGCAAGAGAGTTACAGCAGTGGTACCGGACTGCAACTACCGCGGTGGAAGTGGAGATAGAATTTCCACGCAACGTCGTTCTGCCCAGCAACGAGCATGTTGAAGAAGCGTATATTGGTTACATTGACGCCAGGAACCTCTTAAAGTTGTACGTTACTACGGGCAGCGATGGAGAAATGGCTGGCATAAATAGAGGCGTTTTTTTTGATAATATTCGCGATTATGATCCAAAATCCAAAATAAACATTGGTATTAAGGACAGTGTGAGGACCGGCGGAGGCGCCGAATTCATATTCAGAAACAATGGAATTACCGTTGTATCTAAAAACATCGATAGGACTGGAGACCGTTTCAAACTTGAAGATTTCCAGATAGTTAATGGTTGCCAAACTAGCAACATTATATTTGATCTTATCTATGGTGAGCCCGACGAAGGCACAGATATAGACGAACTGCAAACAAAAATTCAGGTACCATTTCGCCTCATCGCCTCAAAAGATGACGACTTCGTCTCCTCAATTATCGTTGGAACCAACAGGCAAAACTCTGTGCGTGACGAACAATTTTGGGCACTCCGGCCATTTATGAAGAGCTTGGAGGAGTACTGCCGAAGCTTGGATGCGGAAGAGATAATTTACTTCGAGCGGCGAGACAATCAGTACCGTCACCAAGTGGTTGAAAGGACGAGGGTCATGCAGCCTTCTGTCCTCATGAAAGCTGTCGCAGCTTGCCTTCTTTTTCAGCCGCAACGAGCGGCACGCGACTATCGGGGACTCCTTTCCGAGTACGAATCCAAAATATTCCTCGACGACCAAGACGTTAGAATCTACCACGCCGTTGCTTATCTCTATTATCGGCTGGAGTTTTTGTGGCGCAACCAGCGGATCGAGAACAGTCACAAGACGTTCAGATATTACATACTCGCGGGCATAGGCCTTCGCCTAGCAGAAGGCAAAAGCGTGTTTTCGATGAAAAAAGGGAAAATTCCTCAACTATCTGAAAGCTTGATCTCGCTTTGCAAAGACGAAGAGAAACTGAAAACAGAGGTGAATGGGATAGTTAACGCTGTCGAAAAACGAATTGGCGACACGTCACAGATGAGCCAAGAAAAAATCCGGGATACGATCCGGTCCGAAGCGTTCGCTAATGGCTTTAGAGAAGATCTACTTCTTTCGATCTGAAGCCTCAAACGCCACATCGTGATCTCGGAACAATTGGTTCCGGATCACGACTTTTTAGACAAGCGTAAGTAGGCCATACCAGTCGTGCAACCAGGTTACCCTCCAGAAATCTAACGAAAAAATTCTAGTGAGCAAAAACTAAATCAACGTATACGTACTCGTATACTCGTGGTCCTTGCACCCAAAAACTGCCTAGGAAATTAACTAAAAAGTTGCATATCGGGAACAATGTTTCGAGCACATTTGAAGCCGCGAATACATTGGGCGAAATGAACAAACAAAGGACCTAAAACATGCCAGAAGATCTTGCTTTTCTAGATGCCCCACCTCTTCTGGAGAGTTTCAGCATCACGGGTCTCCATGAGCGCAAGACAATCAGCTTTTCCGCAACGGACTCAGCTTCAATACTTATGGCCAGAAATGGCTCTGGTAAAACAACACTCCTAGCGGCAATAAACGCTGTCCTTACCTCCCGGTTCTATAGTCTTGCGGAAGTTTCATTCGCGAAAATTGACTTCAAAGTCCGCTCACAGGAGCCTTTGACGATTTGGCGCTCAGATATAGACCAGCTGTTAAAGCAACTCTCCGATTCCCCGCTTGCAAGAATAGCTTCTGACTGCAATGGAGTGCACCCCATTTCACCGGGCAAGTCGGCTAGATTGATTTAGCCCTGATGAACTGCCGAGGGGAAGCCATCTTGAGCGCGGAATGGGGATGGATTTCGTTGTAGTCCTCGATCCATCCGTCAATGAGCCGGAGCGCTGTTTGGGCGTCCGGTAGAGCTGATATCCGAATATAGTCCCGCTTCAACGTTTTGACGAAGGCTTCCGACATGCCGTTCGACTGCGGGCTGGCTACCGGCGTGAAGCAGGGTGTCAGATTGAGTGCTTGCGCAAACAGCCTCGTGTCCCTCGCGGTGTAAGCAGAGCCGTTGTCCGAGAGATGCTCGATTGCGTGCGGGGCTCGGGTTGCGCGGAAGCGTTTCTCGACCGCCTCCAGCATCATGTCGCGCACGTCAGAGCCGGAGATGCCCGCGTTGGCGACCGCCGTCCAGGCGATGATCTCCCGGTCGAAAGCGTCGATGATGAAGGCGAGACGGATGACCTCGCCGTTCCAGCAAGTGAACTCCAGCCCATCCGAGCACCAGCGCAAGTTCGAGCGCATGACCATGACCTTGCCGTCATGGATGCGGCCCTTGCGAACGGCCGTATGCTTCTCCAGCAACATGGCGTGGTTGCCCATGATGCGGTGAACCCGTTTTGCGTTGACGACAGGCTTATCGGCGGCTCGCCTTTCGCGATTGAGGAGCGCGGCGATCCGCCGATAGCCATAGGTTGGCCTTTGATCTACCAGCCTGCGAATGATGGGCAAAAGCTCTGCATCCTCGGCCTTGTGATAGGAGCCGCGCGGCTTCGATCTGCCTTTCAGCCGCTCGATGAGGTTGGAACGGGATACGCCCAGCGTATCTGCGACGGCCTTCATCGCGAACCGTCCTTCGGCAACAAGATCGGCCGCGATATCCGTTTTTTTGAGTCTGCTTTGGACAAGGCTTCCCGAAGGATTTCGACCTCCATCGTCTTGCGGCCGAGCATGCGCTCCAGCTCGCGGACGCGATCTTCCAGCTTCTTTACTTCCGAATTGCCGACCACCGGCTCGTCAGAATCCACAGCTGCAGCACCTCCCTCGCTCAAGAGCCTGCGCCACCGATAAAGCAGATTGGGCGCGACGCCATGACGGCGAGCGGTGGACGATACCGTCTCGCCTGGTTCGAAACTCTGCTCAATGATCGTCAGCTTTTGCTCGGTTGTCCACCGCCTGCGGCGAACATCACCCGTCAGCAATTCAACGTGTCGATACTCGTTAGACATAAGCCTATACCCAAGCCTGTGCTTGAGCCTTTCTGCTTATGCCGACTGTCCGGTCGAAATGGGGGGCAGTTCATGCAACGTCTCTATTGATTATGTGATGGACGTAGCGCATTCCGTGAAAGCTATGTCGGTGCCATCGCGTTATCATATGCATCCTGGCGTTAAAGAGCTTTATGCTCGCCACCCAACGATGATTCATAGATCAATATACGAAACGTTGGTCGAGGGCGTGGATAACCTTTATTCAAACAATCAGATTTTGGAATACGCCCACCAGTGTATTAAAGTCGCCCTCGACGGGCACGAAGTAGTCTACCTTCCTACCTACAGACGCATCGAGATGTCGTTGAGCCGTTACCAGCCAGAGGCGAAAAATGATCCATTCGAAGATCCAGCGAGGAGAAGCATAAATATTCTACCTAGCGAGATTAAGTTTGGACTTTCTGATATTACAGAAAGACTCCAAGAAATTTCTCTAGAGATACAACGAAAGTCAAATACTACCTATCAAAAAATTAGTGCGAATATTATCAACGAGCTCTTGGACGGAAGTTACGCCGACGCGAGCTCCAACAACGATAGCCCTGACAAAAGCGAACTCGAGCTTTTTTTCAATAGAATCCGAGCAACACGGGCAAGGAATGCCTCACAGATTGTCTTTCCTGACATAGAAAAAATTTACAGCGGCGATTTCGATGAGGGCGTCAAGCCGTTTTTGCTCTATTTTCTCAGCAACTTGAACGAAGCAATAAAATCGACGAAACCATTAGAAGACCGGGTCAACGGTTTCCTGGTGGCATGCAACAGTTATTTGTCCGATACTGACGCTAGCGCATTCAAGGACGGCGGCAAACCTGGGAATTCGACCGATAAAAAAGGAATTAGGATAAACCGGTCCACTTTCAGGCCCTACTTCACAAGTGGCAATAAAGATTCACGTATTAGGATCGACGCACTATCATCGGGTGAGAAACAAGTAGTCTCGCTGTTTGCAAGATTATTTTTGTATGAAAAGAAAAAAATAATCCTTTTCGATGAACCTGAACTCTCGTTGTCGATAGGTTGGCAGGCAAAACTGCTACCAGATCTTTGTCGCGCGCCCGACTTCGCCCAACTGATAGCGATAACTCACTCTCCATTCATATTCGACAACGAACTTGATAAATACGCTGGTAATCTGGACGTCGCGCCATATGAGGCACCGGGCGCGCAGCTGTCAATTCCCAATCCTCTTGATACTGATGACGCGGAAGACAGCTTTGAAGATGAAAGCTCCAGCAAGGGATCTCTATTTTAATGACGGATCTTGTAGCTGAAGCTCGGGCTAAAAAAGAGTCCGCCCCCGTATCTTTTGCCAGATTTCTAGAAATTCGCGCGGTTTTGCCAGATTGCGCAATTGCGGCAGTTGAAGGCAGAGACGACATTGGTGTTTGGAGCGTCTGGTTCGTCAGATGTGGAGTTAATGATCATATCGAAGTTCTTCCCTGCAACGGAAAAGAAAAGGTTTTCGAGCTAAGGCAGATCCTTGCACGTAACAGACGAGAACGCACCGACAATATCAGATACTTCATAGATCGCGATTACGATGATTGGGGCGAACATCAACCCGCGTCCGATGTCTTTATGACAGACAGGTACTCTATTGAGAACTACTTTATTTGCGAACGCGTATTGTCGCACGCACTCAACACGCTGTTTCAGTGTGCGGCCGCACCTGGGCATCGGCAGCCAATAATCGATAAATTTCACCTCGCATTTGAGGCTTATCGCGTAGCATCCGACGAGGTGCAGAAGCGAACCTATTGTAGGATCCGACTGAAGGTGAAAAAAGGCGATACTCTTCCCAAGAAATTGAAGGATATCGTACAGCCGGCCGCGTCGTATGACTATGCACCGTTAGCAACTATACCAGTGGCAGAGCCGGAGTGCAGCGACCCAAGTACGCTTGTTTCACTCCGCCACGAATTTGAGCAACTGAATTTCCGTAATAGGGCGCGTGGTAAATATCACCGTGCGTTCTTCCAACATTTTCTTCAGTCCCTCCAAAAGGAAAGAGATCCTACATCAAGAGAGTTATTTCCTGCCGACAAGCCAGAAGCGCACTTTCAATACTCCGCCCTAAATCTGAGTGAATTAGCCGGTGTAAGCGATATGCCTATCAACTTGGAGGAATTCGTCCAAAAGCAGTATTGTTGATATTACTTATCTTGAGAACTGTCACAGACAAGCCTGCTACCTTCTCAAAAAAATGAGATCTTTCTTCTCCTTGTGGGGCCGGGGTTCGGCCCCTTTTTATTGATCCGTATTGGACCACTCACGAACTCCTCAAGCGACGGAACACCTTCTAACACAAGGTCGGCGTAGATCTGTGACAGCTCTTTCCGCCGCTCGAGATGAAGCGCACGATTGTAAGCCGCCTCCACTTTGTCTTTGGAAGTGTGCGCCAGCATCAAATCGATGACGTTGCGATCCTGCGGATACCTCTCATTCATGATAGTGGAAAATGACGCTCGGAAACCGTGGGGCACATGCTTTTCGTAATAGTCTGCCCGGTTAAGGAAATAGCCCATGGCATTTAATGACATCGGTTGCGTCGGCCGCCGCGGATTCGGAAACACAAATTCGCCCCTCCCCGTCAGCCTTCGCAACAGAGCTATTATCTCTATTGCTTGCCGTGGTAGTGGCACAAGGTGATCGTAAAGGTCGTCTTGTTTCCGATCCAGCTTGAGCTTCATCCGTGACGCAGGGATGCGCCAAATAGGGTTGGCCTCGTCCAAATCGTCCCACTCCGCCCAAGGCGTAGCCGCGAGGGTACCAGGTCGCACCGCGGTAATAGCGAGCAGTCTCAGCCCCAATTTCACATGAGGCCGCCCAGGCGTTTTACACACATCGGACAGAAGCCGCCTAACTGCCTCGACAGTGGTCAGAGCTGGACGTCTTCCTTTGTGAAGCGGCACCAGCGCGCCCTGCACCACGGCGGCTGGATCGCTCGTCGCCCGACCGGTGGAAATGGCGTAGACAAAAATCGCTGAAATCCGCTGACGGTGTCGCTTCGCCGTCTCGACGGCACCCCGCTTCTCGATGAGGCGCAGCACACCAAGGACGATTGGTGCGTCGATCGCAGTGATGGGCAGCGCGCCAATTTGGGGCAACACGTCGCGCTTGAGCGTTCGCCAGACCTCGTTCGCATGGGCTGGCGCCCAAACAGTGCTGGCAAGGTCGAACCACTCTTTTGCTACAACTTCAAACGTCGCCTCCGCGTCAGAACGCTGGATCGCTTTTTCAAGCTTTTTTTGTGCGGACGGGTCTTTGCCCGCTTTGAGGAGCTGGCGCGCCTCGTCTCTGGCGCGTCGCGCCTCGAGCAAACTCATCTCAGGATAATCACCGATGACGAGTGTCTTTTCCTTGCCAAGAAACTCGTAGCGGTATCGGAAAATCTTGCTACCTGCCTTCGTAACATAGACATGCAGACCATTGGTGTCAGATAGCTTGTAAGGCTTGTCGCCCGCCTTCGCTTTTCGAATCGCCGTGTCTGTAAGCAC